GCTACGTTACTGTTCAGGCCGCCGCCTATGGCGTACAGGAAAGGCGTCCACAGGGTGTCTTTACCCGATCCAGGTAAGCCGCCGTGCAGGATCGCGTGGTTAATCTTGCGGTTCGGGTTCTGCCGCTTGTACGCCATCACGTTTAAAACGTGTTCGCGCTCCATCGGGTCAGGAATCATGCGCTCGGCATGGTCAAGCCACGGCGATACGTCAGCCGGTCTGGCCTTTGGCCTCGCATCCCGCCATCGGTTGCCGTAGACCAACCCGCCACGGGCGACCAGAGCGGCCTCACCAGCGGCGAACGTGATACCCTCTAGGGCATGGCCGCCCATCTCGGCACGGCTCTCATCGAACGCCACAGACGCTTCTATGCGCCGCTTGTTGTGTATCGAGGCGCACGAAACGTGCCGGTACATGGCATTGAATGACTGGCGCGACAATTCACGCCGCTCAACCATGTCGAAATAACTGTCCTCGCTTCTGACATAAGCAAAGCGGCCAAACCACTGTGCGGGCGTCAGTTTGCTGATGTCTCGTTCCTTAATCTCGTTCAATATGTCCATTGCAAACTCCTAACCCATCAGATAGTCTGACTGGGCATCGTCCCTCCCAAGTGGTTTGGTTGGGCATCGTTAGTTTCTCCTGTTACAGAGTCCTTGCCCCGCTTCGGCGGGGCTTTTTTTATCCCTGCCGCTTGTTGGCCTGGATTGTTCTCCACGTATCTAAAATTATTTTTTCGCTCTCACGCTTGTTCGCCATTTTGCTATACACGGCCATCGCCGCGCAGTAGCGATCATGCGCTTCTTTGGTTGTGGGATGGGTGGCAGCAGTCGCTTGCTTCTGTGCCACCGTACCCTCTGCGTGCGAGAAAACGGTTTCGCGGATTGCTTTAAAGGCATATTCCGCACGCTCGACCTCTGCTTTGGCGAGCGCACAAGGCTCGTCGGTATCGACTAGATACCGCAAAGCCTTCTCTGCTCTCTCGTCGCTGATCATTTAGAACCCCAGCGGATCGTTCAGATCAGCCTTTGCCCAGTTGTCCTCAGTCAGAGTACCAGCAGGCATCTCGTTCTTCGGCGGAATCTTTTGGCCTTCCTTCAACTGGACGCTAATGGACAAAAAGTTGTTGCCCTGCTTGCTGGCCTTCTTCCAGGCTGACAGCCGGTACTCCGTACCGCCCACGTTTATGTCACCAGTAAAGTCAGGACGTTTTTCGTTGCCTTTCTTATCGTTCGGAAACAAAACGCCACGGTTCGTGTTATCAAAATTCACAGGCTCATCTCCTTCAGTTTTGCCACTTTAACATCGAGTTCAGCAAGGAATTCGCTGACCTCTTTCTCTAACAAGGTAATGCAGTCTGTATCCCTCGGGATACGCACTACGAGCAACTGTAGGCTCTCGGGCATACGTGGATCGTATGAAACCCAGTCGCACCAATCTGCACCTTCGCAAGCCATTTGCCATTGCATCTGGTAAAAGTATTTTTGAGGCGGCTCACGCTCAAAAAGGTACTCGATGTGCGTTGCCGTACTCGGGCATTTGATCTCGACGATCCCTGCGCCGACGATGCCATCGGGTGACGCACCAGACATCGGGATGGTCGGGTGGTCGATAAAGCCCACCTCGGTGACAAGTTCGCCCACCTTGGCGCTGTACGCATCACGGGCTGCGGCTTCTTGCTCAACGCCCCACTCCATTGCTGCGTTGCTGAACCCTTCGGTCGGCTTGCCGGTTAGACGTTCGCACACCAACTGCGCCATGTAGTTAGCGCGGCTGGCTGCGTAGCCAGTCTTAGTGCGAGCCACTACGTCAGCCACCTTCGAGGCAGTCACCTTGCCAAGTCTGGCGGCGTGCCATTCTGCTGATCGCTGTTCCATATCAAACCACCTTATAATCTTTAAAAACGGCGCCACGAGCGGGATCGCCAACTTTGCACGACTTTACCCAAACCGTTTTCCCGTTCGGTAAACGCCGATGATGCCCTCGACGCTCATGGAATCGCGGCGATGCGTGCGTGCCGCCGTGATCCTCGCTACTAATCTTTTTTCCACTGACAATCAGTGTTCGCCACGTATAAATTGGCGGCTTGTTTCGCTCTAGTCTTTTCTTGTTGATAAAGTTATCAATAGTTGGAATTGATGCCTTCGTTGGCATATTTGCAAGCCGTTGATACAACATCGCAATTAAAGTCAGACCCCAGTTGCGATTATCAATATCTTGCTGCGTCTCGCCTTCTTTGCGAGTTAAGAACAACTGACCGTCACGAATTGAATATATCGCTGTCGTTAATAACTTCGGAAGATGCTCTCCGTATCTAATCACCACGGAAAACTTAATACCGACTTCCGGGTCATCTCCCTCCAAAGTCATCAAGACTTCGTGAGACACTTTGTTGTGCTGCGCCTGATATACCAAGACGGTCTTATCAAACGGAGGCCGATATGTTGTTAGCCACAATTCTGGCTCAACGTGTACCGCGTGATCAGTTGGAATTGATCCGCTTAAATCAAACCAATGCCATTCGCACGGGTTTTTCGACGTAGCAACCCACGTCTTAACCATGCGTTGTAAAAGCGCACTCATCATTCCTCTCCTGTGTCTTTTATGGGATCAAACTTGAACCACTCGCAGATTTCATGCATCACGGCTTGACTGACTTTTTCTGTAACACCGTCAATCAACGACTCATCGCTATGCTTAAACGCACGATGCAGCCCTCGGGTGACGCCAATCTCAACGCACATCTCAATCAGTTTGTAGGTGTCTGGCTTCATTGCAGTTCTCCTTGTTTCCACAGGATGTAGTCGTACTGCTTGATGCCGCGCTGTAAGGCCGTGCCGATCACGCTCTGACGCACGCCCCAGGCTTGCACCAAGTCACGGTAGCGGATGCGCCGACACTCTTCCTCGGCCTCTCGCTTACGCTCCAGCAGCACCTTGTACTGCTCGATGCTTAAGCGCAGGTTGTAGCGGGACGGCTTGGTATATATGTTCATTTCGGTATCTCCAGTCGAAGATACTTCGGGTCAAGCAATCGCGTGTTCTGCGCGTAATCCGATGGTGTGCCGTGCTGCCATGCAAGGTCATACGGAAACCAACCCAGAATCTCAACCGAACGAAGTTCTGGCATTACCGGTTTGGCGACAAACAACACTAAACGCTTGCCGACTTGATGCTCACGCACCGCAGCCGAGTCACTCGTCCTGACGCGCCGCACTTCTATGTTCGTGCCAACGTCCGGCAAGTCCTTGAACTTGTCGTGATCGCGCGCATCCCAAACGTGTGCGTGCCAGTAGCGGTTAGTCCACTTAGCCACGGCCAACTCGGCTGCACACGCTGCAACCTGTGCCGTGCGTTCATCTTCCATGCGCTTCTGGTCGTAGTGCGCCGCGTTGCCGCTGTGCCATCGAGCAGACGCACGACGCGCACCGACAAGGCTCACCAAGTCAAACTCCCATGTTTGCAATTCAACTAACGGCCTAATCATAGCGGTGGAACCTCGTACCAACTTCGCACGATCCGCACAGCCTCAAGGTGGTCGCGCAGAACGCGAAGGTCTTGCGTCTTGTTCTTGACGAAGAAGCCGTGCTTCCAGTCACCGGCTAACCGTTCTTCAATAATCTGTTCCAAACTGGCCTCCGTGGTCGTCAGCGAGTAACGGACGATGTACGCAGATACGTCGTCGATTACTTGCCGGAGAGTTGGGTCTTGCGGGTTGAGAAGATCGGCAAGTGGGTCTTTCTTTGTTCGGCGCTTAGACTTTTCCATACGGCGTTCAACTCCTCGATAGTGGTGGCGGCATCTACAGACGCTTCAACAGCAGGGTCAGTCGCAGAGACTTCGTGCGTGTGGGCGTCAGCGTCGTTATCGCCCTCGGTCGGGATACAGAAGGCTTGGAAGGCTGCGTACTTGTAAGCCGCAGACATCGCCTTGTTGCTGGCCTTGTCGCCAGAGTCCATCGCCTCGCCTACCGTGATGACCGTGTGCTTGCTGCCGTCCTCGGCTGCTACAAAGTCGAACTCAACAGTCAGCGTGACGTAAAACAACGCCGTGCCTTGGCGGTTCTGGCGCTCGATAACCTGGCGGTCAGTCACGCGAGGCAGGATGCACAAGCCGTGCTTTGACAGCATGGGCGAGAGCGCACCGTACACAGCGTCGATGCCACGGAAAGCGTAGCCCTGTGATGTGTTCTTGCTGTCCTTGCTGATACCGATCTTGGACAGTTCGGCGGTAACGGCAGCAATCTTCTCGTAGACTTTCATTGTGGTTCCCTCAGTTTGGCGGATGCAGCATCAATAGCAGCGAGGCACTCGGCAAATGCCTGGTGCAATTTGAAAGCGCCTTCGGCTTCGATGCGGTTGAGTTCGTTCAAGCCTTCGATGACGTTGAAGGCTGCGTGTTCGTACCGGCAGTGCAGTTCCATGAGCCGGTCGCGCTCCTGCTCTTGCAGGATGCGGAAGTCGTCTTGTTCCATCGTAGTCTCCAGTAAGCGGGGCCGATCCCCGGAGTTAAGTATACGCATGTTGACTATGGTGTCAACAGTCGTTACAGTGCGCCCATGACACCGAAGCAACTACTGAAGATTTATGGTTCCCAAGCGGAGATCGCTCGGGCGTTAGGCGTGACTCGTCAGGCCGTGCTGCGTTGGTTTAAGGAAAACAAGATTCCTGCCCTGCGGCTGTATCAGATTGAATGTGTGGTGAAGCCCAATGATCCAGCAGCAGATCGTTAGTAGCGACATCTCGTGGGCGTCGCAGGCCAACGTCCGGTATTGGGAGTCGGTAAGGAATAATCCTTACCATAAACTCCGGTTAGCCGATGCGTACCTTGCCCGGATCAACGTAGGCGAGTGGTCGCAGCGGGCAGAGCGCACGTCGTGGCTTAAGAACTACGTGGGCGACATCCTCCGCAGCCTGACCGACGTAAAGGAAGCGTATGGCGACCCGCACATCCGTGGCATGGTCAGGGAGTTGTGGGGCGAACCTGGCGTGACGCGATTGAAGGCAAGGGCGGAAGCGGCATAATAGGCCGATGCGCTACGCCAAACGTCGGGACAACAACCACACGGATATAGTCGAAGCCCTCCGCAAGGCCAACTTCGAGGTCATCGACTTTGCCAGCGCCGGTCACGACATCCCTGACCTGCTCGCCATTAAGCCCATGCACGACGGCATGGCGTGGATATGTTGGGTAGAGGTCAAGGCGAAGGGCGGGCGGCTCTCAGACGGCCAGAAGCGCTTTAGGGGGCTGTTTGAGCCTAGGGGCGAGTGGTACGAAGGCAGGGACGCCGACGACACCGTGTGCGCCTTACAAGCCCTGTACTTGCAGCGGCTTAAATAATTCGTTTACAATAGCGCCATGAACAACTGGCGCTCACTAAACCAATCACTGAACTTACTGAACGAGGGGCAGGTCAAAGCCCTGCTTGATGACGAGATCGTCGGCCAACGTCGCACGACGTTCCTCAAGCGGCTGCACCAACGTTACTGCATCCTGCGAGCCGCTCGGGAACGCGCTGAGATTTTCAGCGCCGTCGCAGATAAGTCAGATAGTCCGCACCTTCCTGCGGGTCCCACCACACTTTCACCAAGTCTGGATGGTCAGGCGGTAGGTCTGGGTTAATCGTCGTCAGGACGCAGGGTGACAGGGCGTTGTCCCTGAACCCTCGATCCTTCGCATAACGGTCGTAGACCTTATACGAGGCGACCTTGCAGGCGTGCATGGTAATGCCGCTAATCGCATCCTTCAGGACGCTATAGGCGCTCTCGTGCTTATGCCCTGCCACGTAGATGTGGTCGCGGGTTCCCATAATGGCAGCCTTCATCGGGCCATGCGCCGGGTTCCAGATAGACGAGCCGCTGTGGTCGTGACGAGCGTTGACCCGCACTTCCATGCCGTTCGGGAACCGAAGCGCTATACGGGCTTCTGAGGACTTATAGAGGGCGTTCTGCTGCTTGGCTATCCACTTTAGCGGATCGCCCGAGCCTGACCACAGGTCGTGGTTTCCAGCAATCATGTAGAGCCAGTCGCAGCGACCGACGAACCACTCCGCAATCTTCCAGGCTTGCGAGGCAGACGTACTCTGGTCGGCGTAAAGCCTTGCTAAACGACCACACCAGTTGTTCGTGGTGTCGCCTACGTTGCAGGCAAACAGCCCCTCGGTCTTGTTCACCAGCGCCGTGTGCCGCTCGATGGCTTCAATGTCGCAGCCGTCGTCGTCTACGTGCGGGTCGCCAAAGTGCAGCAGGCCGATAGCGCCGCCGAGTTTGACCTTAATAGGAATGAGTTTGGAGGCTTCTTCGTGTTCGCGCTTGTGCAGGAACTTACGCTTGCGCTGCTCAATCAACTCCTCGATGGGAACGTCGTCGTCAGGCAGCGGGGTAAATGAGAATCCGGGCTTATCTACGTCTTGCTTGACTGCACCCGGCTGATACGTTGACTCAGGGATGATGTAGCCCTTTGCCCTCATCTTTTTGAGCCGCATCATTAGGCTTCGTTCGTTGACGCCTATCTTGTTAGCGGCTATGGCTCGGATGCCGTTGGCGTCCTGTAGAGCCTTTAGGATTTCATCGTCAGTGGCTTTTGCTTGCATCGTCTACTCCATCGTTGTGAGCATCTGTTGCAGCAAGTGGCCGGTTCGGTCTACGAGTTGTTCGTCTGACGACAGGTCGGGATGACCTGCGACATCAAAAAGGGCGTGCATAGCCTCATGCGCCCATACTTGCTGCCGGTTCGTGCCTTTACAAGAACTTATGATGTGAATCTCATACTTGTCTGGAAGCCACATTCCAACACAATTTTTGCCGTGACGCCACTTTGAAGGCGATATTACTTTGACTTTGATGGTGTGACCGGCTAGTTGGAAGCGCTGTGGGATGCCGTCTGTACGCATGACGCCTCCTAATAAGACCAAATATTGGGCCGCAGGCCGCCCTCCAAAGTATCCAAGTGTATAAAGCGACCGCTACCTTTTTGTTGCACGCCAATACCAGTAAAGCCCATCTGAAAGGCTAACTTCAGCAGTCTGTGCGCGTCCGCACCAACGACAGCAATGTCGCAAGCGCAGCCCGATGCGTGCGCTCCAGGTTGTGCCTTCTTGGCCTCGATAGGGTGCTTGGCGCAGCGGTAGCCAGACGTAATCTTCATCGGCTTACCGTAGGCGCTACGCAGGGCTTGGAGTTTGTTCATAAACTCCTGCTTCATCTCGTTCTTGCCGCAGTGCGAGCAGTTGAACTCTTCGGCCTTAAAGTTCGGTACGAACGCCCAGTCCATGATTAGCCCCCATCTTTTATCCAGCCCTGCAAGGCACGCAGTTTAGCGTTCTCGGCGTCACAGGCGGCGGCTAGGGCGTAGAGGTCGGCTCCGATGTCTGGCCCTGCTTTAAGATCGCTTCCAGCCGGTCGGTCATTGCTCCCGGTGGGGGTGGTGGCACCATCAGTTCCTTGGGCGGCGTTCCCGGTTGGCGGGGCTGGGGGACTGACGCACAGCCTGACAGGAGTGCGATTAACAGCACGATCAACAGCACGTTTATTAAGGCGCTCAATCTCCAACTGATACGAGCCTGAAGCGCGTTCAGCACGCGCTCGGTCAGCCCGTTCCGCTGCCAACTCGGCCTCCAGTCGTTCAATTTGCGGCCTAAGTTCTGCACGTCCCTGCTCCCGAAGTGTATACACCGCGTATATACATGTCAGACCCAACACTGCTGCGATCAGAGCGTGTGGGGCATAGCGCCACAGCCACGCAGCCCACATCACTTGTCAGCCTTGGTGCTGCTCAGTTGGTTAATCAGGTTAAAGATGTCATCCAGCGTCTTGCGAATGTGTTGGATGTCTTCCCGGTAGTCAGCCTTGGTAACGTAAACATGCGGCATGTTCCGCACGTCCTTGTCTAACCGCTCGATGCTGCGCGTCAGGTTATTGACAGTCCAGCCGCCGAGGAACGCAGCCACGCCTAGAATGATGTTAAAAAGAACCTGCATGTCATCCACGTCACTTCTCCGAGAGCGCCTGCGTGGTGACTGCCCGCAGTACCAAGTTAGCCAAAGCACCTACCATCAGGATGGCCGCAGCCACTTCCTGGCCCCACAGCACGGTCATGTGACCGCCTACCAACTCCAGACCGCCAAGGACGGCCAGCAGGACGTTCCACCAAACGGTCTTTGATTTCAGTGCGCCTTTAAGCATTACTGTGCCCTCAATTGATTAACGGGAGGCGGAGCAAGCGAGTTCATCATTACAGGCGCTTCTTGATAGTCCTTCGCCGCTCGGCTCGTCACTTGAACCTGCGCCGCCTGCGCTACTTGCCCAGCAAACTTGTTCCACGACTCTGCGTTCTTAAACTGCTTTAAGAACACGTTTCGCTCACGAGCCGGAATTTGGTTTAGAACGCGATTAAACTCGCGGCCTGACTGCGCGGCGCGGATCAGCACGTCCATCGTTTCTGCCTTCATTTTCTTTTCAAGTCCAGCCACAACCTCGTTAACCGTTGTGGAGGCACGAGTAAGGAATGGCAGTCGAACGCGAACGCTGGCCTTGCCTTCCGCTTCAGTAAGGGCAGCGCGACCGGCAGCAGCCTGTTGAACTGCCTTGCGATCCAAATCCAACGTGTCGGCAAGTTGAGTAAGGAATGGCATATCTTTAGCCATTTCTTCACTAATCTTGTAACGACCGGAGCCAAACAGTTCTTCAATTGCCTCCGGTGATTCACCGCGAACCAAATTGATGATTTGCTCTTTAGCCTCTGGCGTTCCCTTTGCGTACAACTTACGCATTTGATCGGCTAATTCCATGCCGCGAATGGACGACATGCCTTTTTCAAAACTATCAAGATAGTTGCCAAAGCCTTTGCCGCCAGCGTTTTCGATTGCTTCAGTCAGTAGCGGCTTGATTTCAGTCAATACCCTTGCGGTTAACTTCTCTTTGGCTCTCATATCGGCGCCAGGGCTTAATTCCTCAATGACGCTTGATACGCCGTATTTTCTAATAGCGTATACGTCAGCAGGATCAAGAACTCCGTTTTCCATGGCTCTATCGGCAAGCATACTTTTAATACGCTTTAATGCAGTCGTTGCTTGCGTGTTTGCGGCAATGTCAGGTTTACGCAGGACAGAATCAATTGATGACGTAAGTTTTCCAACCGTAATTGGCGTTTCGCCCCTTTCGGTTCTCATTTTAATTGTGTTTTCAGCAGCACGAGCGCGAGCGCCTGAACGCAATGATTCTTGAGCGGCCCTATCAACTACAGCGGGGATTCTTGCTGCAAGATCGCCGGGTTGAGCAAAACGAGGTCCAGCCAGTTTGCTCCAACTTTTTGCCCATTCCTCTGCGCGTTCAATTGCCGGAGTAAGTCGCCTAACAATATCTACTTGTTTGGCGGCCTCTTCTCTTGCTTCAGCAGCAATTGTCTCCAGCCTTGGAACTACTTTGCCCGTGCGACGAGCGGCGGCAAGAGCCTCTTCTCGCATCGGGGCAGTGATACCAGCCAGTGACTCTTTTGTTCCTTCGCGGGCAGCACGCGCCGTTTCGGCAGTTGGGCCACCGGCAATACGGGTCAATTCATTAACGATGTCTTGCGATTCGCGTTTGCGGAACGCATTGACCACTTGTTGCGGATCACGCTGTTCTGCGCGAGCAAGCAATGCTTGCAACACAGGCATGTCCAAGTCTGCAATCAATCTGCTAACGGGAACGTCGGGTTGTGCATCCCGCATTGGGATTTGACGGCTGGCAATTGCTTGCCGCAACGCATTGACCTCGTTATTAGCGGCAGTGCGAATCAACTCGTTAGCGCGCATGTCTGGGGTGCGCCCAGAGAGTGCGTCCACAACAGCGCCGCCACCTTTTGCTAGCACTTTGGCTACGGGCGGCAAAACTTGCGGCAACAAAGTTCCCACAGCGGCAGCCTCAGTCACCGCCTCTGGGTCTGTTACCAATGCGCCACCACCAGCGGCGCCAGCGCCGCCAGCGCCACTGACTACTGCGCGAGTTGTTCTACTAGTCGTCGCAGGTAAGCCGGTGCGAAATCCGCCTGTCTCCAACGACGTGGCAAGAGGCGTTGTAAAGCGCTGCAAAACAGGGAACGCCGTGCCTGCTCCGCGCACCAATGAACCGAGAACAGGACCGGCAAGCAAACTGCCAGTAAATCCAGCAAAACCGCGCACAGCGCTCTGGCGCTCTTGTGGCGTCATGCCGGTTTCTTCGACCTGCTGACGGAAGCCAGTTGCGCGATCACCGACATCGCCAATTGCAGGCAATCTGCGAGACGGTATTGCGGCCTCCGGCGCCGCCGCACGCGGTTGTGCAGGTGCGGGCGCGGGTGCAGCAGGCTTCTGGTATTTACTAAATATCTCTACCAGTTCGGCTTCGGTCGGCGGCGAATCGCCTTCAAGTTGAAGTGTGACCCCGGTGTTTGGATCACTAACGCGGTACTTTGGCATTAACGCCCCCGACTATTATGGAACTGGAGTAATGATAAAGCGGCCAGCGGACTCACCGCCGCCAGCAGCCTGACTACCCCTTCGGGCTTTTTCTTCGGCTTTTCGCACGCCAGTCCTAATAATTTCTTGGAACTCACGCGCCGCCTTAATAAATTCTTTTTCGTCTTGCGCCAGATTCATTCTAGTTATCGCAGCCGTGGCTCTTTTGCCTTCTTCGTTTGCAATCGCACCACCACCACGCAACGTGTCGTAAGCCTGCAAGAACGCAGTACCAGTTGCTTGGTCGTACATTGCTTGGAAAGACGCAGCATCCGTACCCGGAATCAGTCGAGCGCCGGGTTTCCAAGTAGCGCCAACAGCATCAACAAAGCCCTCATGCGGCGCAGTGCCAGCCTCCATAACGTTGCCGTCTTTATCAACCTTTTGTGGCTTTCCAACCATGTCGTCGATAAGCGCCAATGTTACGTTTGCTTGTTCAATAGCCCCCGGCAATTCAAGTTGAGCCTGCGCCAAAGCCTTGCCAGTAAACTGCGCTGCCGCTCTCATTTGTTCAACGCGGCCTAAATACTGGAAGTCGCCTTCACGATCAAACTTTTCACGCTGCAAATCAAGTTCTTTGCGGCGCAACTGAAGATTAGACGTAGACAGTTTTCGTTGGAACTCACGATCTTTTTCAACGCGAGCGCGTTCTTCTTCGTCAAATTGCTTTTCAAGCGGCGTCAATTCATCAACATACGCTTGAATCAATTTAGGCGTAGAAGCAGGGTCGAACGCCTGCGGGAACTTAGAAACGTCATATCCCATGTCGGCTGCCAACTGAAGGCGCGTTCCATAGGAAGTGGGGTCTTTTATTGCTCCCCGCAAAAGACTCATTGTGTTGTTCAACGTTTCTCTTAACTGCTTTCGCTCTTCCGCTTTAATTTCCAAACCAGTCTTTTTAGCGGTTTGCTGGGCGGCCATTGTCTGCGAAAGCGATTGCGCTACAGGAGCGCCACCAGGCGTTACGGCAAGCCGATTTAAAAACCCTGGGTCAGTTAAGTCTTTTTCTGTGGCGCCAGTCAGCATGTTCCGAAGCGCAGCCTTTTCCTGCATGTCTCGCATGGCAGCGGCTTCTTGAGTTCTTGCCAAACGATTGGCACGGCCTACTTCCATGCCTTGTGCATACGAGCCAAGGATGTTGACTGGATCAATTTGTGTTGCGCCTATGACTGCCATGGCTTACCCCAAGTTAGCGAATTGCGGACCGCGATAATTGACTGCCATTCTGTTCGGGCTTGGAGCAAATCCTGCTCCATAAGATCGACTGCCAGTAACTGAAACACCTGGCAAAAGGTCGTTTAAAGTCCCCATAGACATTTGTTCTTGACCAGGCGATCCGAAGTAACCGCCCTTGTACATGCCATATCCCATAGCAGCCTGACCAAGCGCATTAGACAGCGCATTGGCCTGTCCTAAATAACCAGACGCACGGGCTTGGCCGCCTTGTGTTATGAGATTGCCAACGTTCACGCCCATTTGCCCAGCCTGACCAGCAATCTGTTGTGCAGAAGCCTGACCAGCGCCATACAAACTACCCAGCGTACCCAAGCGCGTGCCTAATTGTGCCTGCGCTCGATTAAAAGCGTTCATGTACTCCTGAGACGCTAAGTCCTGCCCAAACCGCTGACCGGCTTTAATTGCTCCACCAGAGAGCATATTGCCGCGAGCAGACTGCATACGCTCCAAAGCCTTCTCGCCTTCGCGCAGACGGAAGCCGTAGCCGGGGTCCATTTGCAGATCGCGCTCGCCAAACTGACGGGTCAGCATCCCGTAGTCAGCAGCAGAAGCGTCTCCGCCAATGCCAAGCAGCCGCATTAGTTCGTTCTGCGAGGTAATGCCTGCCTGTCGAAACGGCTCTTGCAGTTCTACCTGACGCTCAAACGTCTCGCGCTGTACTTGCGCGGCCTGATCGGCGGCTTTTTGCTGTGCTTTAGCGGCTTTTCTAGAGCCTATAGCGCTTGCCGCGCCACCAGCCAATGCACTACCAATAATTGCTGTTTCAATGCCCATTGTACGGACCTCTTACGAATTCTTCGCCGCGCTTGACAAACCCTAAACGCCCCAGAATCCCGTGCATATACTCATGCCCAGGCGTTACTTTAGTCGTTACAGTGTGGTTTGCAAACAACTGCTTTAACACACCTTTTGTCGCCCATCGACGCCGCCATTCCGGCAGCACCGATACGTGAATCTCGTCGTTCTTAAAGTAGGCGGCACCAATAAGGCTGCCGTTCCTAACAATTCCTTTTACAGACCAATCCGACATGGCCTGCTTGTACTGCTCGTAGGAAACCGGGTTGCTCCAGTCGGTCGCGGCGTAGCCGACCTCAAGAGCCTTTTCCCGGTCATCTACGAGTTCTGTCACGAGACTTCTCGCCCCGACGAACGGATGTTGATAGCCGACGCCGTACCGGCAATCGTCGAGATAAACCCGCCCGGTTGCAGGACGTGGCCGACCAGTTCGGGGAACGTGTACGTCTCGCTCGGCAACAGTGTCTTGTTCTTAATGATCAAGTTCTGGTTGCCCGAGGAGTCAAACTGCGTCACGAGGTTAACCGACAGGGTAGCCGCCGAGGCGCTGTAGTTGGTCGCCGTGAACTTGTCGATGATGGCCGACACGTTCTGGGCGGTGTATTGGGTTACTTGGGTGTTCTCCGCAATCTTTGCGGGGATCAGGACTTTGACGTTAACTGCCATGTGTCACCTAAAAGGTAAAGACCATTCGGACGCGGCCATTAGACCCAGACAGGCCAGCGGCACCGCCCTCTACCGGATCGCCACCGTCGCCACCAGCACCGCCCACAAGGCTTCCTACGCCCGCTATAGGGGCTGCGCCAGTCTGGGTAAAGGCAGCGCCGCCGTTGCCGTTAGTGTTGGTCGTATTGCCTCCAGAGGCCGTTCCACCAGCGCCTTGCTGGCTGCCGTAGATACCGATGCCGCCGTAGCCACCAAATCCCCCCGTCGCAATCATCTCGGGTAGCGCATACGTTCCGGCATACGCCACTGACTGAGTGCCAGCACCGCCTACCGCATCGCCAAGTGAGCCGCCTGTGCCAGCCACGCCGACAGTGTACAGGATCGTTTTACCGGCATCTGGGGCAGTTAGAACGAGTACAGTTTTGGAGTAGGCACCACCGCCTCCACCGCCACCGGGGTTCTCCTGCGGCTCGTAGGCGAACTCACCAAAGATGTTCGTTACCGTACCGTAGCCGCCACCACCACCTGCGCCCCATACCTCGATGGTGACGCCCGTCGCGCTGGCAGGGATCGTCACCGACCCAGACCCGGACGAGTAATCAACAACGCCCGCACCGGCTCCTCCGGTCGTACCTGCAATCGCCGCTGCTAGGGTAGCGCCGCCCATTAGGTCAACCCTGCTCCGCTGATCAGCCACGAGGTTGAGCCAATCTTGACGCAGGTCGCCAAGCCGTTCTGCGCGAGGGTACGGGTGCCGGTCGTCGTGCTGTTAGCCAGCGTCAGCGTGTCGGTCGTAATGCCAATCGAGAGCGCCGTAGCGTTGAGGTTGACGATAATAACCACCGTGCCCACCGGAAACGCGACAGCGGCGTTAGCCGGAATAGTCAGCGTCAGGCTAGTGCCGTTCATCAGAATCGACTTACCGCGATCTGCCAGCACTAACTGGTAGTTAGCGGTCTTAGATACGGGCGGCGCTTCTCGATAGCCCACAGCGTAGTTCGCGCTAACCGTATCGTTGTCGGGGATCAGCGGCGTTCCCGTAAACGTTGGCGAAGCGATTGGTGCGTAAGTGGCCGCAGCGGCCGCCGCCGTAATGCTGTCGGTGATTCCATACCCTGCAAGCGTCGTCGGTGTGCCGGTAATCGTTGACCAAGCAACCGATTCGGTCGATATGTCATTGATGCCTGCAATGTCGTCGTACTCGCCAATCTGGACGTCGTTAGAATCAGTCAGCACAAAACGGTACTTAACGCCTTCGGTCAACCACATGTCCTCAGGCAGTCGCCCGCCAGAGTCAAGAACAATAGGGTTAGCGTTAAACGTCGCGCCGCTAATAGACGTATACGTTGCTTGCGGGGTAGTAGTGCCAGCGTCGTAGGTATAGATCTTTCCGCCCGACAGCACGGCGCCGTCGTCGGTAAAAAACTGCGCCCCGGCTCCTGCAAAGGCTGAAAGGTAAACGGTCATACGTACACCTGCATAACAGTCAAAATGATTGAAGGAATGGCCGGGACTGGAGGGGCAGCAGCAAATTGTTGCAACTGCACGTCCAGCGCATCCACGGAAAAGTACAACTGAAAGTAATCGCCGTTAGACAACGGCAAGAAAAAGTTAGCGGCAGAGAAGATTTCGGCGTTGTTGCCTTGAATCTGAATCAGTGACGCAGAGTTGGCTACGTTAGTGCCGTTGATAGCAGGCCAAATGTACAGTCGTCCCGTACCGCCCGAAGTCTTGTCTACCTGAATAGAAAACTGGACGTTGTAGATAGCAGGCCGAGTGACCTTAATTTTGCTGCTGTCGCCGGGGTCACGGTAAACGCCATACGCCGGATCAGCATTGTTGTACGTGATGGCGTAGGCCGTGTTGATGACCGTTGCCGCTTGAGTCTGCGTTGAGAAAAACGAACCGTAGTTGATAAGGCCAGGTTCAAACCGAGGCGGCCCTTTTTGCAAATCGTCTAGTTGCCCTTTTACAACCGCCAACTCGTCCTCGACGTTAGCCGCTAACGCGGGCGTTAATTCAAGATCAGCAATAGTGGTTTGCGTTGTGCCGCCGCCCGTTAATTGAAACTGGTTGTTAAGAAAGCGAAACCACTCACGCGAAATCTGGCCTGTGCGCTCGTCAATAAACGGCACACGCGGAGCAGGGATTTGCGTAATGTTCTGCGTCACGACGCCGTACCGCTGATTTGCAGTTCAGCGCCCATAATGGCGACTTTGACCGGATCGGTGCCGCTAATCTCATACACGCGGTCGCGCAGTTTGGTCGTCATGCCAAGGCGACGGAAGATGGCGCGAGTGCCGTACTGGCCAATGCGGCCCATGGATACCTGGCGCTCGCCATTCCAAGTGTGGCCGCCGTCATCTGACCAACGCAGCATCAACTGCGGGTCAGCCCCTGTGGTGGCGTTTACATCCAAAATAATGTCCTGGCCGATTTCTGTTTGCAGGATCTGCAACAACTCGCTGCCCAAAAATTGCTGATCGGTAAACGCATAGCCCGATAGGCCGACACCCGTTTCGCAGTCGATTTGTAACGCGTGATGCGCCGTGCGGGTCAGGTTGTTGGCGCCGGTAGGCAACGCACGCCAAGTGCGTAGCCACTTTTGCGTGACGCCCGCGTCGGCGTATACGTCAAGGCTAAACGCGTACAAACGTCCGTTTTCATAATCACCAATAATCGGTTGGCCTACAAACCGAGCGTGGTTGTTGCCGCGATGGCGCTTAAAGTCGCCATTACGGAAACCAGCACGCTCGTGCCAAGCGCCCGTAGCCGCGTCAAACACCCATGTCGTATCGGCATCCGTAAAGTTCAGCACGTAGAACGTGTGACCGTCCTGCTGATACGTATAGCCAACTGCGTCGGCAAGGTTGTCGTACTGCTGAATGGCAAACTCAACGGCATGGGTCGATACGCGCACGCCTTGATAGCCATTGGCTCGATACACAATGCCCTGACCCCGAGCATCTGCGCCGAGCCAGAAGACAGAGTTGTCCATCTTGGCTACCGAGTACGGCGCGATGCAGCCGATCTCGTTATAAGCGCCTTGGATGCGGGTGAGCGGAAAGTCGGCGTCGCCGGAGTTGTACCAGACCTCCACGGAGTTCGTGCCAAACAGCCACGCCTCTCGATGGTCAATGATCAGGGATACTAGCCCGTCTGGTGAACCCTCAGCGCTTGCAAAATCCAAGGGGTCAATCGACAAGCCATCCAATAGGCTCGTGACCCAGACACGTTGCGAGTTCGGCTCGTTGAATACAAAGTAACCGTCAAGATAGCCAACGGTCACTGCACCCGGAAAGTCCTCGTCAGTAATTTGCGCTAGTTCTTCCGTAATAGAATTAAAAATGTAACCGTCTGGGTTGGCGGCAATAAAAATTTGCGTGCCGTTGTCAGCCATAGAAACAGGGCCAGTGCCGCTGATTTCACCTAACGCCACTGGAGTGTTGTTTTCAGCCAGTAAGTCGCCGCCGCTTTCTAACAATATGTCGCCGCCGTCTTCTAACGCCAAGTCAACTGAAGCGTCAAAAGTGTCGTCTACCTTAAAAAACTCGTTACCTGAAACAACATAAAGGTAGTTGCCTAGCGACCACAGCCCTCGAATCGGGCCAGTGCCATACGTGCCTTTTAACGTCAGGCCGGGGCAGCGTTGCAGGTAAGCAGGCTCCTTGCCGCCCTCGGGAATCACCTCTGGGTAAAGATTCACGCATCGGCTGTCGGCTGCATTGACCGACCGGATGACGTACGACGATCCGAGAATCGGCGTCTTCACTTAGAAATTTCCAGTGAAAATATTGAAGCGCGGTCGGTTGACAAGCAGTGCCGCTGGCATTGCCATCAAGTCATCCGGGTTATTGATGCGCTTCAAGTCGCGCTTGCTAGTCATAGCAATGCGCTGCACTTGCGGAGAGGGTTCGACACCAAACTCCGCCGCAAGTTCACAAGCCAAGTTAAATCGGAAAGCCCGCAGGTATCCCGGCGGGAACGCTAAGTCGGTGTCTAGCGCAGCAGGCTGCGTCAGCGGGCGCACCGATACGAAGTGAAATTCCAGTACTTTGGTTGGCACTGGGTAGATGTAAATCTCCACGTCCGGGTAGGTCATGTTGACCCACATCAACTGCGGATACGTGGACGTTACCGTCTTAACAGCAATACTGTTGTACTGCTGGTTATTGATCAGTTTGATGCCATACGACACGTTGGTCGAGGCGTCACGAAAATAGGTAGCGTCATCCATCAGGATAGGACGCTCGGCCACAAACGTGCCGGTCGGCCCCATCGTAATGGTGCGGACGTTAGGCAGCCAGTTATAGACCTGATCTTGGGTCGAGTAGACAGCCAGACGCTCGGTACTCCATGAGTCGAGCATCTGGTTCAAAGCGGTGAGGGCATCCTGCGAGGTGGCCGCAGAAGGGACTTCGCCCTCGGCCAACTGCCCGATCAGCCGCAACGCGCCGTTGATTTGATCGGCAGCAGTTGTAGCCATGATTTACTCCTTACGGCGGCGACGCGTTCTCAACGCATTATGCTGAGAATCCCCCAGCGCCGCCACATCTGACGACGCCGAGGGTTCAGACTCATCAGGATCAGAGGGGTCAAATTCCTCCCATCCTTGTTCCATATCTTCCCTCGCTTCCATCCATGAGATAGCGATTTTTTCCCCATGTCTGGGGTGGCGAAGGTAGATATTGGACATATTACGAGACGCTAAAGTTGAGCATGTAGACCGGGAACGTGACAGTGTTGGCAAGCGTGCCCGTTGCCGCAGCGCGGATACGGAGACGATCACCGGCTGCCACCACCAAGTTGGCTGCCGTGCCGTTCAGCGACAAAACGCGTCGAGCATTAGCAGTCAAAGCGGTGCCACCCGTTGACTTGGTGGTGTTGGCGTCGGTTGCCGCAAGCATCGCTGCGGTGCCCGAACCAGACGTGCCAAGGTTGGTGATAGAGAACGTAATGTAGTCCGTATTACTCGCAGCCAACGCATCAACGCCTGAAAACCACGCAGCCGACAAAACGCCCGACACCGGAGCAACGACAAACACGTCGCTGTTGCCAGTCGTAGCAATCGTTGCCCCCTGCTGCGCTGCGCTAAACCCGCTACGCACGTTGGAATTAACGAGCGTGGCCGAGTCAAGCGAGCCGTTGATAATCGCTTGATCCGCAAAAGCAACACCAATCGCCTGTGTATTAGGCATATCAATACCCCTTTAGGTGGTGCCCCGGCGAGTTGCCCCGCCGAGGGCGTTGCTATTACGAAATGCGGTAGCAAGTCCAAGCAGCGTCGCCGGTCTTGCGAGCGCGGAAGTGGCCCGACGCACCGTCAGCAACCACAGCCGAACCCACAAACGTCCAGCCGGTGCCCGAGAAGGTCACATCGTTTGCTCCGTTGTCACCGAGATTGATGCAAAAGAAGTCGAACGTGCTACCCACGCGAGCGCTGCTGACGGCGTCGTCCACGTCAGCGGCAGCCGCCAACGAGTACGTGCCGGCGTCAGTGCCGCCTGAATCAACCGAGAAAACACCGTTTTCAAGGTCAGCCACAGCAATAGTGCCAGTCGAGCCAGCGTAAGCCGTGACGGCGTTAAGAACGCCCATCAACGGCTCGGCAGCATTACCGGCGCCTACTTGATAACCACCAGAACCATTAGGAAGTGCCATATTTAGTTACTCCAAAAAGATAGGTTAATCATTAGCCCCAGAGGCGGACAGCCATCTGCGGACGGATCACCGAGTAGCCATACAGCACGTCGATACGGCACGGCATACGGTCGTTGTTGATGTCGTACTGACGAACAACGCGCATGGAGACACCGTTGTGGACCTGACGCGAAGCCATGTCAACGCCCTGCGGGAGCAGGAGGTCAGCCGTGGCAAACGCAATCGCGTCGCGGTGATACACGAGGTTCTGCGGGTACTGGCTTGAAGCGCCACCCAAGAACGTCACAGCGGCGCTGTTCTGCGGGAACGAATCCACCGTCGCAAGCGCATTGCCAGAAGTGTAAATCGCCGGAGCAATCTTCACGTTGGTGAACGCGCTGGCAGCAGCAGTGATGTCCTCAGTGACCACGAACTGCTGGAGCGAGCCAGTCGATTCGCGGGTCTGCGGGTTGACAGCGAACACGTTAGCAATCGTGAACACGTCGCCCTTCTTCAGGGTGTTGCCCGTCGTTCCGTTGAGCGTAATGGTCGCCTGACCCTGCGTAGAAACCGTACCGTTCACCGTGATGGTGCCCGTGCGGCTGCCGGTCGTGAACTGCTTGATCGACTGCGACATGGCAAGTTCGTCGTAACCGAGGATGCCTTCGCCCATCAAGCCGCTCTTGAACTGCTTGCTGATCGTGGACACCGGGTTAAACAAGCCCTTCATGCCTTCCACGAGCGCGGCGTTAGCGGCCGGGTTCACGGTGGCGTAGCGGGGCGACATGCCAGCGGCGGCTTCGTTCAACTTCTGCTGCGCCTGCAACAGAACAAGCGAGGTGCCCGGCGTCGTGCCCGGAGTACCAACCGACTGATAGATGTTGTTGAACGAGTTGGCAACATCAGCGTCGATGCTGGCGGCCAACTGGCTGATACGCGGCTTCAGCACGCGCTCGGCAAAGTCGTCCAACTGCATCGTCATTTCGGCGGTCGTGAAGTTGACGCCGATGTGCTTCTGCGAAGCAACCGTCAAGGTCGTGAACTGCTCGTTGTCGTCCTGAACTTGCAGGGCGGCACCGTCGGTCACAAGAGCGCGGTCCGGCAGACGGATACGCAGCGTGGTGCCGATCTTGGCGCCTTCGACAGCGTACGAGTCGTCGTACTGGCGGTTAACGTTACGGGTGATTACAAGGTTGTTCTCAAGAATTTCGAGAGCCTTTCTCGTAATCATATCAATAGTAAGAAGTGTATTAGCCACGAAAGTGTCTCCAAAAAGATGTTAGCGGTTACGCGCTTCCCACTGCTTAATCTGTCGCTGACGCTCGCGCTCGATCCACTCTGACGCACTCATGGCCGCGATGGACCGTGGGTCTGTCGTGTCGTAGACCGGAGCGCCAGTGCCTTTTGCCGTGACAGGCTTAATAGGCGGGGGCGCACTGGTAGTCTTCTTAACCGGGGCGGGACTGTCGGCCATTTTGGCCTCAATCTTCCCGATTTCCTTAGCCTGAAGGAACTGCGGTAAGCGGGAAATGCGCTCGGCTTCCTTCGGATTAGACCCCAGAAAGTAGGCTATATCTGGCCCCAATTCTGACGCCTGAATCGTCTGTGCCATCACAGTCGTGATCGGCAGCGAGTTATTGTACGCAACTTGCTCGAAGTCGTCGTACTTGTCACGCGCCGCTTCTTCACGCTCGTGATACGCCTCTAGGAGAGCCATCTGCTCCCGCTCTGCTTCGCGTCGGGCGAGGAGTTCCGTTGCTTTGCGTTCGGCCAGAGCCTCAGCATAAGCCTCGGGGTCTTCGTCTCTGCTAGGCAGTGCGGCTGGCTCAACCGGGGTCGATTGCGCCTTTAGCACCTGCTCTCTTTCCCAACTCTTACGCGCTTTCCTTAGTCTTTTATCAATGACTTTATCCAAATCATCTTGTGTAAAGAGTTTTGGTTCAGTCTTCTCCGGCTCCGCTACCTCGGGGGTAGCATCTACGGTTTCCGGGGCTGCCGTAGCCTCGGGTTCCGACACGGCCTCTGCCGCTACAACTTCAGGGACTTGATTTTCGTCCGACATAAACTTCCTTACGGAAACCTGATGAAACGCATCAGTACGGTAAAACTTTAACTTACTAGTTGCTTCCGTGCAACATTAAACGATGCCTACCCACGCGCCAGCACGCTTTTGGTAAATGGTCGTCAAAGCGCCGCCGTCGCTGCGGAAGTAAAAGTCACCGTTGTTGCCGCCGTTAACATCTGGCGCTCCTTCACCGGCTAACAAACCCGCCTTGTCTTGGCGCAAATTCAATCCAGTGCCAGGGTAGATTTGCTGCTTGGCAAAAACCGATCCCGCGCCGATAACAATGAAGTTGCTATCCGCTCGGGTTCCACCCCAGATAAATGCGCCGCCAAAGTCCGGTCTGATACCGCCAATAAAGGTGCCGTTTTGAAGGATATTAAAATAACCTTCAAAGTTGTTTTGGTATCCGTTAAAGAAGTCGTAATACTTGCTAGTAGCCTCTGAGTTACCAAATCGAATGTTGGACTCAGGGTCACGGTTAAGTTGCAAGTACGCCGTGTTTGAAATGTTGTTGATGCTGACGTTATTAAGAACAGTCTTGGTTCCGGGCAGCGTTGAACCAGAATCCAAGTAGCCTAACGTGCAACCATCTACCAAGAACAAGCCTTGGCCGCCAACGGCTGCGTTGATATACAAGTCAGCATAGGTGGCATTACCAATCGTGCTGCGGCAAGCGCGGAACGAAATGGTAGTAGACGGTGGGCCAGATGCGCCCTTGTCTACCTTGAACACATGGTTCCCGATAGCAATGGAACTATCGTAAGTCGTGCAGTCCTCGACGATTGAGTTGGAACAGGACAGCAAGTGGATTGCACCGCTTGAGGCATACTCAAACACGCCTTGTTTGATGTAGACGTTGAAGCACGCGCCTGCGGCATTGGTGCTTTCAATCCAAATGCTTGGCTGACCTGACGCGCTTTGACCGTTAGCCGTACTCCAGAAGTTAGAAATTGAAATGGAGTTAATTGTAAACGTCTTGAGGTAAATAGCCGGAACCGAGTTTGTCGGAACAAACTCGTATTCAAAATCATGCAGCCAAATTGAAAAAATACCGACGTTACCAACGCCGGGCATATTGCCATATATTACCGATTTAGCCGCATTCTTCTGAACCAAGCAGACGCCCGACATTTCAATCTTGGCAACGATTCCGCTATTTGACCAATTGAAAATATGACCGCCGCCTACGCTGGACTCTAAAAACAAATCGCGGAAACAAACGCCCGTAATTAGCGGGGCGGTATTGATAAAAATATCGCTGGTATCGCTAAACAAACGGCTGCGATTGGGATTGTTTCCTGCTAATTCAGCCCTCATTGGGCCTGCGTAAGTAAGGCCCGGCAGCATCGGGATCGCCGCGCTGATCTTGTACTCACC